TATTCATCTAATAAAGGTGTTTTATGTGCTTCAGATGGTACATTCTTAGAGAATTGGTATTCATCTTGTCCTAGTGGCACTCCTTTAGGAGCAATAGATTTAGTTGTATTTATGACTTATCAAAATATTAGGAATGTAAATAAGAATGTGGCAACTGTGGAATGTGATTTAGGAGAACATATAAGCGGTGGAGCATTTGTCTATTTAGATAAGGTATTTACTACAACTGATACAGTTACAGGTAATTTATCTTATACTGGAAAGAAATTCATAATGAATAGAGTAAGCCAAAATGCTTATGTAAACGAATTAAACTCAGTTCAATTAATTGAAGTAAGTGTTGCTGAAATATCGGCATTTATAATTCCAAATTACATAACAGATACAGGTCAGCTAGGTCCATTTTGGTTAGCACAATTTAATATTAATATAGTTTAACTTTGCAATATGGCAGATAAAGTACAAGGTAATAATATGATTCTCTATTGGCAAAATCCCAATGGACAATTCTATCTAAATGGTGGCATATCACAAGGCACAATAGGTGGTAATTCTTACTATGAATTAAGTTCTACTGAAAATGTAGGAAGTAGTGCTAACTTCGTTGCAACAGGAGATAATATAATAGCTAGGTTTATTACAGATGTAAATAAGCCTAATTTAACTACTATCCCTGCTGGAACTTGGAATTTTAGTTCATATGTATCTATTACAACAGATTTATCAGGTAGCCCAGCATTTTATTATATTGTATATAAATACGATGGAACAACCCTAACATCTTTAGCAAGTAGTACTGCAACGACCTTAACATCAACATCAATAACATTATATAATACTTCTATAAGTTTTCCTGCAACAGCATTATCTGCAAGTGATAGAATAGTTGTTATGGTTTACCCTCAAAATGTAAGTACTAGAAACATTACTTTTTATACACAAGGAAATAATGTAGCTAGTGTAGTAACTACAATGCCAACTGATATTCCTTTTGCTTGTTCAACAAATTGTTCTTTCTCGGTTAATGTAGACCAAAAAGAAGTAACATCTCAAACGAGTGCTTGGTATCGTGAATTTAAGAACGACATAGCTAATTGGAGTGTGAATTGCGATGGATTAATAACATTAGAAAACTATGGTTATTTATACTTATTGCAAACGCAACAAAATAGAACACAAATAGCGATTAAATTTGCTATTGACAATGGGGTAGATGGATTGGTAATTATAGGTGGAAATTGTAATCTTACGAGTTTACAAATCAATGCTCCTTATAAGGACATAGGCACTTATTCAGTAGGTTTACAAGGTTCAGGTGCTTATACAACTTCAGGAGTATCAATAAATCAAAATGGCGAGATAGTAACAGTAACTGGTCAAGTGTATATGAAATCTTCAACGGCAGCAGGAGGAGAAACTACTATTACTTATGCAGATATGATAGGAAAGATTTGTCTAGGCTTTACAAGAGGTGGTGTAGAAGTAAGAGAGATTTTAACAACAGGAACTCCTACTAACGACCAAATCAAGTTTAATAGTACAAGTGGTGTGGTTACTTTCGGAAGGGCATTAGAGGCTGATGAATTTATTAGAGGAATATTTCAATAATTAATATGAGCAATCAATTACAAATAACAGGAGCAGCAAAGATTAGGACAATACAAGGTCCAGTAGTAGCTAATAGTGGTGTAATAACTGCATTAGATGGAGATGCTTCTCAATATGTTAGAGGAGATGGTACTTTAGCTGATTTCCCTACATCAACAGGTGGAGGTAGTTCAGTTTCTTATTATCTTAACACAAGTATAAGTCAAGGTACAATAGGTGGGGTTGCTTATAAACAATTAAGTAAAACTCCTATTGCTGGTGCTGGAACTGATGTTAGTACTTCGGCTAATGGTTACATAGCTAGTTATATTACGGATGCTAATGACCCTGCTTTATTAGAAGTACCTGCTGGAAACTTTAATTGTGAGTTTTATTTTAGTGTAAATTCTAATGCTCATAATCCTTATGTTTATGCAGAAGTCTATAAGTATGACGGGACAACTTTTACCTTATTAGGTAGCAATGTATCTGTACCACAATATTTAAGTAATGGAACTACATTAAGTCCTTATTACTTTGCAATAGCTGTTTCTACTTCAGTTTTAACTGTAACGGATAGAATAGCAATTAGAATCTATGTAAATGTAGATGGTAGAACTGTTACTTTACATACTGAGAATAATCATTTGTGTCAAGTGGTTACTACCTTTTCTAAAGGGGTAATTTCTTTAAATAACCTTACAAGACAAAATCAATTCTTTGGCACAGGAACAAGTGGTACGGACTTTGCAATATCTTCAAGCGTAGCTACGCATACTTTTAATTTGCCTGTGGCTTCGGCTTCAAATACTGGTAAGTTAAGTTCAACGGATTGGACTACATTCAACAATAAACAAAATCTTTTAACTAATCCAGTTACAGGAACAGGTTCAGATGGTAGAGTAGCATTTTGGACTGGTGCAAGTAGCATAAGTAGTGATGCTAATTTATATTATGATTATTCTACCGATAGATTAGGAATAGGAACTAATACTCCTAATGCAAGTTTAGGAATATTAAACTCTAGTTCAACAGGGATTCAAGTAAGAACATCAGATAGTGCAAACCAATATCAAGCTAATATCTTTTACGATGCTTCTTATGGTATGGTTTATGGGTATAATAGATTAGGCACAGGTACGGCTAGTAATTTAACTTTCTTTAATAACATAGGTGGTTTTATATCAATTCCTGAAAGTGCAACTAATAACATAGGTTTTAATACTTTAAATCCTCAGGGCTTAGCAAGTGCATCTGTGTATGACTTTACTTCATTAAATACAAATGTAGAATTAAGACTACATAATTCATCAACAGGATATACTTCAACAGATGGTTCTTACATAAGAGTAACTTCTACTGCTTTAGTAATAGGTAATGATGAATCAAGTAAAAGTATTTTAATAAATAATGGTGGCAATGGTGTTGTTACTATTGATGGTACAAATAAAGTAGCATTAGGGAATATAGGTTCAATACCTATGACACAACAATTAACTGTTGTAGGTTCAATAGAAGCCTATGGTGGTTCTATCTATCAGACAGTAACATCTAGTATGTTAAAGGCTAATGCTTCAGGACAAATCATTGCTGCCATTGCAGGAACAGATTATTTAGCAGTAGGTAGTGCAGTTACAAGTGTAAGTGCTACGAGTCCTGTTTTATCAAGTGGTGGAACTACTCCTAATATATCAATACCTGCTGCAACAACTTCGGTTAGTGGTTATTTGACTTCTACGGATTGGACAACTTTTAATAATAAGTTTACTTTACCTTCTTTAACTCAAGGTTCTATATTATTTAGTGATGGCACTACTATTGCTCAAAATAATAACAGGTTATTTTGGAATAATTCAACTATGAGATTAGGTGTAGGTTCACAACCTGTGGCTCAATATGTAATGTATGTAAAAGCAAATATTGGAGAAAATGCAAATGCTTGGTTAGGTATTGATAACGAAAATACAACAGGTTCTACTGCGTTAAGATTAATATTAAATGGTGCTACTACAAGTGGATTTCAATATGTGCAATCTACAAATATGACTCAAATCTTTGCTAATGCAGGAGATATACAATTAATCAATGGTAGTAGTCTTGGTTTAACAATAGCAAATACAACTGGTGCTGCAACTTTTAGTGCTAGTGCAACTGCTACATCTTTTGTTAAATCAGGTGGAACAAGTTCACAATTCTTAAAGGCTGATGGTTCGGTTGATTCTACTACTTATGGCACAGGTTCGGTTACTTCAGTAGCTACATCTGCTCCATTAACAGGAGGTACTATTACAACTTCAGGAACAATAGGTATAACACAAGCTACAACAAGTGCAAATGGTTATTTATCATCAACAGATTGGAATACATTTAACGGAAAGTTTACCTTACCATCTTTAACAAGTGGTTCAGTATTGTTTAGCAATGGTTCAACTATTGCTCAAGACAATGCTAATTTCTTTTGGGATGATGTAAATAATAGATTAGGCATAGGAACTGCAACACCTGAACAAATTTTACATATTGTTGGTGCTAGTGCAATAGTTTATATAGATGGCAATAGTGCTGGTACTCAAACAAGTTCAACTTTAAGATTAAGAACAGGTGGATTTAATGTAGGTAATTTTAGATATAATATAGCTACTGATAATATTGAAATAAGTAATATTTCAGGAGGTGGTGCAGTAACAAGTGGTGCAGTTAAAATATATGGCACAGGTGGTAGCACAACAGGTTTAACAATAGCAGCAGCAGGAGAATCTACTTTTAGTCAAAAAATTCAAATTAGTACAGGTGGTTTAAGAATTGGAACTTCTGCAACAGAAAACGATAGATTAATTGTAGTAAATGGAACAAATTTAACAAGTGGCTCAACTCAATATTTAGAAGTTATTGCTCCAACATATACTGGTAATATAACTAATTTATATGGAAGATTACAATATGCAACCTGTGATAGTGGTACTATTAGTAATGCATATATGCTATATTTGGGTTCTTGGAGTGGGACATCAACTTACTCTAATAAGTGGTCTATTTACCAAGAATCTACTACTGAAAAGAACTACTTTGGTTCTGCTGTATTAATAGGAACTACTACCAATTCAGGCTACAAGCTAGATGTTAGTGGTACAGGAAGGTTTACAGGAGCATTAAGTGGTACAAGTGCAAGTTTTAGTTCAAATGTTTCTGCTTTAAGATTAGTATTAAATACAACTTCTTCTTATTCATCTTCAGGAACTTTAGGTTATAATTCAAATGATGGAAATTATATTTGGGCTAAAACAGGTTCAAGTAGCAACTTTACAATATTAAATGATAGCGGAAGCTCTGTTTTCACATTAGCATCCACAGGAGCAGCTACATTCTCTAGTAGTGTAAATATGGGTGGGGATTTAACATTAACACCAACAGATTCAGCTATTGGTTTTTCAAGTGGAGCAGGTAGATTTTTTACAGGTGGAGCAGAAAGAATGCGTATTACAAGTGGGGGTTATTTAAAAGCAACAACTACTGGAACTTATGAAGTAAGCCCAACTGGAGCTTATTATGAATTTGATACAAATTCTACTAACTCAACTTTATATGCAGTTAATACGAATGCTGCTGGAAGTGGTTTTTCTGCTAATATTAATAGTAGTTCTGATAGTTACACATTTTTTAATGGGTATTCAATAAGTGCAGGCGCAGTTAAAGCTGCAATTTATACAAGTGGAAAATTTGGTTCTTCTACTTCTACTTATGGAAGTTTAATATCAGATGCAAGATTAAAAGAAAATATAATTGATGCTACACCAAAACTTAATGATATATTAAAGTTAAGAGTAGTAAACTTTAATTTAATAGGTGATGAAACTAAACAAATTGGTTTTATTGCTCAAGAATTTAAAGAGGTATTTCCTTCATTAATTTCAGTAAGAGATACAAGAGAATTTGATAATGATGGTAAATTAATAAAAGGATTAGAGGATACAATGTCAGTTAATGTAGGAATGGATTTTGCCATATTAACCAAAGTTATTCAAGAAATGAATCAAACCATAACATCATTACAAGAGCAGATAAACGAATTAAAAAATAAATAATGAAAACAATACAACCAGTGGTATTCCCACTAAATTTAGGAACTGCAACAATTTTAAATGTTTATTGCATAAATGACAATTTAACAAATTGTGCTACTTTTTACTATTCACTATTAACTGATAGTCAAAGTCAATTACAACAAGGAAATTTAACTATGACAGGCACAGACTATGATGGTTGGTCTACAAATGATTATGCTTATAATTGGGTAGCAACTCAAATAGATGTTACAATTACAGGCGATTATGTGCCTCCTGTTGTAGAACCAATAGTTGAGACTCCAATAGTAAGCGAAGAAATTATAACGGAATAATCTTATATTTGTAAAAAATCAATACTATGATAACAATTAACGAGCAACAATTAAAAGATTTAGAAGCATTTATTAACACTATCCCAACTGCTTATGGCTTACCATTATTGCAGTTCTTAGGTAAATTAAATGCAGAACAAAATCCTCCAATAGAGGAAGCAAAAGAAGTATAATGACTCCACATAGCAATCAAGCCGACTTTGGAATGGTACTGAGTATCACTAGTGCTGCAATAAGCATAGCAAGTATTCAACCTATTGTAACATTCTTTGGTAGTTTGGTTGCTATTGCATCTGGACTTTTTGCCATTAGATATTATTGGAAAGCAGCAAAAAAGTTTAAGTAATGAGAGACATTGTAATTACTTTAGTGATTGCAGTAGTTCTTATCTTCATCTTTAACGGAAGGTACAACGGAAACGAACCTACAATAGTAACTCACATAGATACTATTTATAAGCACGAGATAACAAAGAAATTTATTAAAGGGGATTCTATCCCTTTTGTCGTTTTA